GGGTGTTGTAGCCATTATGGCACCCGCAACAAACTCAGGTTTGGGTGATGTAGAGACTTTAAAAATTAATCAATGGAATGTAGATAATTTAAGACTTGATGAGAATACTATTTCAACAACAGACCTTAATGGGGATATAATTTTAAATCCAAATGGAACTGGAAGAGTTATAATACCTGATGATACTTCTTTATCTTTTGGGAGTAATGGAGAGTCTTCGATTGAATATGATGAAAATGGAAATAATGAAGTTAAAGTAACTGGTGCTTCTTGGGTTTATGATAATAATGTTGGATTTAATACAGATACCAGATTTGGTAATATAAAAATAAAAGATAATATTATCTCTACCGTATCTGGTTCGGGTGATATTATGTATATTGACCCACATCCAGATGGTTTGAGTAGTCAAGGAACCGTCATTATTAAAGGAAGTCTTAGAGTTGATGGTGAAACTACTACAATTAATTCATATTCTCAAAGTTTAAATTCACCAATTATTCACCTTGGTGATCTAACAAGTACTATAACTATACCTCAAGATGTACCTTCTGGTTCTACCGCTATAGTTTTAGATACTCTTGTTGGTATTCATACTGGTGATTTATTAAGTGGAGCAGGTATACCAGCAAATACCACTATTGATTGGTTTAACCCTGATATTAATACTATTAATCTCAATAATTCTACAACTGCAGGTATTTCTAGCGGAACACAATTAACGATAACTCACGGATTTGATACTAATACTGATAGAGGTGTTTCTTTCTCATTTAATACCAGTTCTGGAACTTCAAATAATAAAACTGGATTCTTTGGTATGGATGATAATTCCATTGCTGTTAGTGCCGCAAATGTGAATAATCATGGAACTCATGCAGATGATAGTAGAAGATGGACTTACGTACCTGATGCTACTATTTCCGGTAATATAGTTACTGGAGTAAAAGGTTTCCTGGATATTAAAGGGATTTACTATCAATCTGGTGATTACTCTACTGGTGGTGTTGTTTATTTTGATGATACTGGTCTTCAAAGATCCACAAATGCAGTTGCATCTCCAGTATCTACTTCAAAACAGATTTTGACTGCTGTTACTAAAAATACTTTAACTTTAAATGTAGCAATCACTGCTCTGGCGGGCGATATTATTATCCAAGATACTACAGGAGCATTTGGTGTCGTGGAAACGGATGTTAATTCATCAACCACTGTAAATTTAGTTGGTGTTGAAGGAACTTTTAATACGACTAATAATCTAAGAAAGGAAAGTTCCTTAGGTTCTAATACGAATCTTTCTTCAGTTCCTAGCACAGTTACTGTGATATATAATAATAAACCTCAGTGGACTTCAAGTTTAGATGGGGGTGCGTTTTAATATACTATGGAAAATCAATCTGAAGTGGACGTGAATGTCCTAATTAAAATTTATAATTCTAGATTAGCATCAATAACAAATCAAAATGTTCTACTTGAAGCAAAGTTAGCAACTTTATCGCAAGATTATAACGAACTATTAGAAGAAAACGCCAATCTTAAAGAAAAATTAGAAGGTTAATATGGCTAAACCATCAACTAGACAAGGATTGATTGATTACTGTTTACGTCAACTTGGCGCTCCAGTGTTGGAAATCAACGTGGATGATGACCAAATTGATGATTTAGTTGATGATGCTATTCAATATTTCAACGAACGTCATTTTGATGGTGTTGAAAAAATGTATCTTAAGTATAAGATTACTCAAGATGATGTAGATAGAGGTAGAGGAAAGGGGACTAATGGTGTAGGAATTGTAACTACCACTGGAACTTCTACAATAGTTGGAACTGCAACTACTTTTAGTTTTTATGAAACATCCAACTATATTCAAGTTCCAGATTCTGTAATTGGAATTGAAAAAATATTTAAATTTGATACTAGTTCTATCTCTGGTGGAATGTTCAGTATTAAATATCAACTGTTTTTAAACGACTTATATTATTTTAATTCAGTTGAACTTTTACAATATTCAATGACTAAATCATACCTTGAGGATATTGATCATTTATTGACCACCGATAAACAAATTAGATTTAATAAGAGACAGGATAGACTATATCTTGATATTGATTGGGGTTCTCAGTCTGCAGATGAATTTATTGTTTTAGAGTGTTATAGAGCACTTGATCCAGAATCATTTACTCAAATTTATAATGATAGTTTTATGAAATTATATCTCACTGCTTTAATTAAAAGGCAATGGGGTAGAAATCTTAGCAAGTTTAAGGGAGTTAAACTTCCTGGAGGACTTGAACTAAATGGCGGAGAAATATTGCAACAAGCAGAATCAGAACTTGCAGACATTAGATCAAGAATGATGGCTGAGTTCGAATTACCACCCCTCGACTTTATTGGATAATGGCTCTTAATCCTTTTTTCTTACAAGGAACCTCTTCCGAACAAAGATTGGTTCAAAATTTGGTTAATGAGCACCTACGATTTAACGGTGTTGAGGTTACATATATTCCCAGAAAATATGTAAATAAAAAAACAATTCTTGAAGAAATTCAAACTTCTAAATTTGATGATAATTTTTCTATTGAAGCATATGTAAATAATTTTGATGGATACTCTGGTGCTGGAGATATTCTAACAAAATTTGGTGTAAGTGTGAGAGATGAACTTATACTAACAATTTCCAAAGAAAGATTTGAAGAATTTATTGTGCCATTCTTATCTGTTATAGATGAAAGTGATATTGTTAAAAGTAGACCCAGAGAAGGTGATTTAGTATATTTTCCCCTTGGAGAGCGATTATTTGAAATTAAATATGTTGAGCATGAAGATCCTTTCTATCAGTTAGGAAAAAATTATGTTTATCAATTAAAATGTGAACTCTTTGAATATGAAGATGAAGTTATTGATACTTCCATTAATATAATTGATAGTCAGGTTCAAGATGAAGGTTTTATTACAACTTTAAATTTAATTGGAACTGGATCAACAGCAACTGCTACTTCAATTATTTCTGGTACAGTTAATAGTGGATATATTGATAAAATATATCTGAATAATGATGGTTCTGGATATACCTCTATACCAACAATTCAAATTTCACCATCACCAACAGGATTTAATTCAGATAATGCTGAAGCTGTTGGTACATTAACAACTAAAGGTGGAATAACATCCATCGATAAAATTTACATTACAAATGCTGGTGCTGGATATACTGTAGCACCAATAATTACTATTAGTGGTGGTGGTGGAGTCGGAGCAGCTGCAACAGCATCAATTATTACTAGTGGTCTTGGAGTAATTAAAATCAATGTTATTAATGGTGGTGTTGGATATAGCACTGCACCAATAGTAACAATTGCTGAACCACCATCAAGTGGTATCTCAACTGGTGCAGTTGGTATTGCATCTATTGGGAAGGATAATTCCGGTAATGATGTTGTAAAATTCATTTATATTGACAATCCAGGTAGAGGATACAGTTCCGCACCATCTGTAGAAATTGCATCTCCCACAATTTCTGGAATTGGAACTTTCATGTTTAATGAAATTATTGAAGGATCACGCTCTAAACTTCAGGGTAGAGTTAAAGAATGGGATCAGGATACTGCAATCTTGAAGGTTGCAAATGTTGCTATTGGTGCTACTACAGCACCTAATTTTTATCCAGGAGAAACTATTGTTGGAAAAGAGTCTGGAGCATCTTGGATTACTAAATCTTATGTTGCAGATAATACTTATGATAAATATACCGAGAATGACGAGTTTGAAACTCTTGGGGAAAATCTCTTAGATTTCACCGAAACCAATCCATTTGGGACATTTTAATGTTAGGAAATTATTATTATCACGAAATAATTAGAAAGACTATCATTGCGTTTGGAACGCTATTTAATGATATTCACGTTCGCCATACTGATCAAGCAGGTAATTCTGCGGGGGAATTAAAGGTACCATTAGCTTATGGTCCCAGTCAAAAGTTTTTAGCAAGATTAACACAGCAGGCAGATTTGAATAAACCAGTTCAAATTACAATGCCTAGAATGTCTTTTGAAATGTCTTCTATTGATTATGATTCAACTAGAAAGTCTAGTTTAGTTCAAACCTTCAAAACTTGTGATGATGGTGGTAAGGTGAAGAAGGTATTCATGCCTGTTCCATATAATATTGGATTTGAGTTAAATATTTTATCCAAACTTAATGATGATTCTCTTCAAATTTTGGAACAAATTTTACCATATTTTCAACCACATTTTAATTTAACAATTGACTTAGTTGAATCTATTGGAGAAAAGAGAGATATTCCAATTGTTCTAGAATCAATTAATTTTCAAGATGATTACGAAGGAAATTTTGATACAAGAAGAGCACTTATTCATACATTAAGATTTACAGCAAAAACATATCTGTTTGGTCATATTGCTGATAGTAGTGATGGACTTATCCGTAAGGTTCAAGTTGATATGTATAGTAACACCGATCGCAAGATTGCTAAGCGTGAAATGCGCTATACAGTTACACCAACATCAAAGGTTGATAGAAATGATGATGGTGTAATCGATAATAAGGATCATCTTTTACTTCAACCTGGAGATGATTTTGGATTTGATGAAGAATGGCAGTTCTTAGGAGATGCAAAATCTTATAGTCCAACTAGACAAATTGATATCTGATTACCATGAGTGATAATTATGAGTCCATTGATAGCGCACTTAATATTGAAAGTAGCGTTGTTGAATCAAAACCAATTAAACCCATTCCAATAAAACAGGAGCGGGATGATATAAACAAAGATTATGAATATACTCGTGCTAATTTATATTCTCTTATAGAAAAAGGTCAAGAAGCAATTAATGGTATTATGGAACTTGCGGGTGAAAGTGCAAGTCCTAGAGCATATGAAGTTGCTGGTCAATTAATTAAATCAGTTGCAGATACTACTGATAAACTGGCAGATCTTCAAAAAAAGGTGAAGGATTTGGAAGAAGATAATACTAAAAAAGGTCCAAGTAACGTTACAAATAATGCTTTGTTTGTCGGATCTACAAGTGAACTATCAAAACTACTCAAACAAGGTTTTCTAAATAATACTGATGAGACTAATGAAAAATGAGTAAAAAGTCTTGTAAAAGAGGATATTACTATTGTTACGCTTCAAAGAAGTGTAAAAGAATTCCTATGGGGTATTATGTTGGTGGTGGTGGATGGCTTCGTCGAGAAGATGAAAAAGACGAATCTGAAGGCAAAAAAAAGAATGGTAATGGAAACGGAAATGGTAATGGAAACGGAAATGGTAATGGGAACGGAAATGGTTCAAATGGCAATGGAAATGGGAATGGGGGGTCTAATGGGGGCTCTAATGGCGGAGGAGTTTCGGAATCGAAAGATCATGAAGTTGCAATGGCACAAAGTCAACTCAAAAAGTCAGCAAGAAATATCACAAAGTTGAGAAAAGCATTAGGTAAAAAGGAAAAAGATATTCCTGCCTGGATGCAAGCAAAGATCACTGATACTGCACATGACACCGACGCTGCTGCTGGTTATGTAGACAAAATGGATGAAGAAGTTATCTTAGAAAAACGTGATGGTAAATCCGCAAAATCTAAAGGTTACTCTCTTCGCGATTGGTTCAGAGGAGGTGGTTGGGTACAAGCGGGAGGTAAGTATGACGGAAAACCTTGTGCAAAACAACCTGGACAGAAGACCAAGCCCTACTGTCGTGACGCTGATGATCGTGCAGCAATGAGTAAAAAAGAACGAAATAAGAGAGCTGCTAAGAAACGCAGAGAAGATCCAAATCCCAATAAAAAAGGAAAGGCAAAGAACGTGACTCAAGAATCTTTTTCAAATTGGAGATCAGACTTACAACAACTGGATGAATTTATTGGTGGTCAACCTGGAGATGGTTACATTGGACATCCTAGATTGGGTATTAAAAACCCAGTAAGTCCTCCAAAGAAAGAGACTAAGGTAGCACCTAAAAATAAAGGTCTTGCAGGTAGACTTGGAAATAGGGCTACTGAGATTGAGAGAATGCTTGGAAACTCTTACGAACCAGAAGGTCAAGTTGTTGAAGGATATGATGATGGTGATGTAATCAGACCAACTGATAGAATTAGAATGAAAGATGGCAAACTTAGAACTTTGAAAGATCTTGATGCCAAATTAAAAGATAAGGGAACTAAAAAAGAAGAAGTTGAATTGGTTGATGAAAAATATGAAACATCACCCAATATTGGATACTCCAATCCAGCAATCAATGGCAGACCCATTCTAGACCGTAAAGGTAAACCCGTGTCTTTTAATAAGGCAGAAACTGATAGTGTTAATAAGTATAGAAAGGCAAGTAAAAAAGCAGGTAGAAAAATTTATGCAGATGAACCTTTACCCGAAGAAACTGAGATAATGGGTGAGGGTAAGAAAGATGCTTGCTATCATAAAGTCAAGTCACGTTATTCTGTTTGGCCAAGTGCATATGCATCTGGCGCATTAGTCAAGTGTCGTAAAGTTGGCGCTAAGAACTGGGGTAACAAGACTAAGAAAGAAGGTTATGAGTTTTCCAACTGGAGAGATGACTTTCAGGCAATGGAGTTTGAGTCTGTAGATATCATTAAAGCAGAACCACTGAAACCAACTGATGGTATTGGTAGCAGAATGCTTGATGAGAAAAAAGATGCACCAGCAGATGTAAAGGGTATCGCTAAAGAATTAGATAAAGCAGTTGAAATGCATAAAAGTCAAGCGAAGAGACTTAGAAAAGCTGGTATCTCT